CCATGTTGGCAGCAAACATACCGCTGGCGTAGGTAATCATGCCCCGCATAGCCTCTGAAATATTGCGGAGGCCCGGATTGATGTCAGCGCCGCCTTGCTGTTGTGGCACGGCTGGTGACTCAGGATCGACATTGTAAAACTGCACTGGGTCAGCGTTGGTGTTTAGCGTCTGGAGCTGCTTCTCGTGACCACTGGCCTGAGCCATTGTCATCCAGTATTTAGCTCTAGGTGCGAGTGCGCCTTCCTCGATCTCGCGGCTCATTGAGTAGTTCAGGACTCTCTGGCTGTCCAGCAGCTTCTCAACCACGCCCCAAAAGATCGTCTTGTTCTCAAAGATTTGGTAGTTGCCAAACACAGGCACAACCGGAATCATGCCGAATACCGTGTCCTTCTTGTCCTCTAGCCAATCCTTCGCATCAAAGTAGCGTGAGCAGACCTTCTTGTGCAGTCGCTTTCTGCGCCGCACCTCAGTGACACCAATGCTCTCAAGCTCATCCTGCGCGGTCTTGTAGTCATCATTGACCTCATAGACCTGACCATTAGACATCAGAACAAGCTCGCGCTCTTCTTCCTCGCAGTACAGCAGCTCACCGATCACCGTGACCTCAGCCTTGTCGTAATAGGCATCACCATCACGGCCTTCATCTAGTGACTCACCACTGCCTTCAGGCCAGCGCCGCTTGTACTCTTCGTTGCTGATCGCATGAAGCACAAAGCAATACCGGCTGTCGGACTTGTCTTGCTTCTCAGCAGCAGGATCAAACCAGACGCGATCTATTGGGTTGCCAATCTTCTCAATGAACAAGTCCTGCTCAAAGCTGTCATCGTCAACGTACTTGTGGCTTACACGCCATGCGTCCATGCCAGTAGTGACCATGCCTCTTGCAGCGTGGTTGTAGACCTCACGAGCATCAGACATTGACTCAATGTTGCGGATGATTCCATCGTAGGTGTTGGCTATGTCCTTCGTGGAGTTGCCGCCTGCCGGACTGATCTTGATGTCAAACGCAGCCTGCTCGATCTCGCTGCACACCTGATCCAGCACGGGATTGACCATATCGAACGTGTACCGTGGCCTCTTGCTGTTCGCGTTCCACCAGTAAGGCTCCCATTGCCCATCACGCTTGGTGACAAACAGGTTAGCTTCTCTGGCGTGGTCTCGCAGGTCTTTGTCTGCCTCTTGTGAAGACTTCAGGAGATCGCAGACATACTGATGCTCATCGTATTTCTTGGAGTCGTATGCCTTGTCACTGTCATCGTAATCGTACTTAGCCATAGTTTTCCCAACCGCTAAAGTTAATCTCTACCTTCTTAGCCTTAATTGCTTTCGGCTTATACATCGCCATCATCAGCGCGTCACCCATGTTTGGGCTCGGTATCTGGTATGGCTTCTTCGCCATCTCAATCTTGCTCATCACCTGCAAGCGCCCGGTATTATTGCGCTTCATCGGTATCCGGCAGACCTCAGCGCGTAGCTGGTCAAGCGCCTCGATGCCTGATGACAGGCTTATCATGTCCTCTGGATTGACGTACTCGCCTTTCTCCACGGCACGATATGTGTTGTAGAACCTATCACGCAGCCGCCACCAATACTGGCTGCGCTTATTGAAAAAGGTGTCCTTGTTGGACTTGTTGCGGTGCGTACCGCCTTCAGTATACGGCAGATCGGGCTCCTCTACAGCCTCAGAGCCTTTGAACATAAAGTAGTCAATGCCGTTCTTGTCCTCTAGCGCAGCGTCAACCTGCCGCTTCAGACTGACTCCCATGCCGTCTGCGTCCCATACGAACCAATCAGCGTTGTGGTGTATAGCCTTGTCCAGCGCCCAATCCATGCCTTCAGCAGCCTCGCCAGTGACCATCTCGCATACGTCAATGACCAGATTGCCATGCCTGCAAGCGTAGCCTTTGCTGTCACCGCCAGTGTCTGATACGTCATGTGACGCAACGATAGCGCCTTGCGCCTTCCAGCCCAGCTTGATGTGGGAGTCAATCGCAGACTCAAACCACTCTATCGGGATCAGGCTGTCCTCAACCTCATCATAGTATTCGCCTTCCCAAACGTGGCGATACATCGCAGGACTCATGTTCTTCTTGTCGTACTCGCGCTCCTGCTGCAAGACCTCCGGGAATGCTTTGTTGTCATCCCAGTTGACCCACACGATAGTGTGTAGGTCATCCTCGTAGAACCCATCCCGCCGTAGTTGTTTCTCAAACGGCTTGATAAATCTCTGGCTAAACGGGTCAGCAACGCTGCGTGGGTTGCCTGCCATCCATATCTCTGAGCCGGCCATACGGAGCGTTGGTGTGAGTGACTTGAGACTGTCTGAGCTGATGGTCTGCGCCTCTTCAACAAAGACACGCTGGAAGTTGTGGTAGGACTTGATGCTGTCTGGTGATCGTGCGAGACCGACATACCGGAATGCCAGCTCGCCGTTGTAGAGTATCTGCGACTGCTGCACCTCAAAGCCTTGCAGCTCTAGCCGCTCGATCTCCTCCTTCAGCAGAGAGTGTACGCTGTCAGATATGCTGCTCATGTACTCACGGCAGCAGAGCGTCTTGATGCCTTGCATCTGGGCCGCTGACAGGCACATATCGGCAATGGTCATGCTCTTGCCGCTGCCTCGCCCACCGATAGCTATCTTGTAGCGTTTCGGTTCAAGGAAAGGCCGCATCTTCTTTGGCAGAAGCATCTCTGGCATGACTATGCCATACGGTAGGTGCTGCTCTTGCGCTTGCGAGGCTTATTGTTAGCTGCGGTATCACTGGGCGGCTTGGTTGCTGTCTGCATTGCGATAGCTACTGCCTGATCCTGCGGCTTGCCTTCTGCGCGGAGCTTGCTGATGTTCTTGCCTATGTTCTTCTTGCCTTTCATCAATGGCATTAGTCCATTACCTCGAATGTCCAGTGAGTGTCTACGTCAACCTGCACCGGACTGCCTTCCGGGCCAGATATCTCCTTACGCTCTCTCCAATCGGCTCTATGAGCCAGCCAGAGCTTCAGCGCGTTGAGATCGTTCTCTTCTACGCCTTTCTTGTACACAGCAAATATGGCTCTGCTCCTAGCTAGGCTCAGGCCACGGTTGTATGCTGCATTTACTTCAGGCTGTCTCTCAAAGACTCTGTTCAGCGTTCTGATATCTATATTGAAATGATCGGCTAACTGCTGTTTGGAGAATGCAGCTCCGAGACTCTCAACGTCTTTGATCTCATCGTCACCAAAGATGACCTCTTCTCCTTTAGCCATACTTCACTACCAGTGCTGATATCACTATGCCAATCAGGACTACTTCCATTACAGAAAATCCTCTCTGGTCTCTGGGATGATCGTCTGAGCTATGCCAGCCTCTGTTCTGTTGTGCCTACGGGCCATTGCCTCCATGTAGGCTTTGTGGTCTTTTGCTCTGATGCGCTCTCCTGATCTCTTTGCGCTTTGATATATCGCAATAAGAAAGTCATCATCTTCCTGTGTTTTCTTCAGGAGATAATGCGGATCAGCGTCAAATTCTTGACTGTCTTCGAACAGCGCACCTGTACTTAGACCTATGGATTCTACCACACTATCACCTTTAGCGCCGCAGGCAAAGCAATACATCAGCAGCTTTCTGTCCTTTACGCTGACCGTCATACTGGGATTAGTGTCATTGTGAACCGGGCAGCAAGCAGTCCAGCTCTCTTCTCCGCGCCGTCTTACCTTATCCAGACGATCTAATACTTTGTCATACCAGCTCAAAATATTGCTCCCCATCCAGTCTTTTATCAATCACCTTCTTGCGTTTTGCTTTTTCTTTTTCTGTTGGAATATGGCGCTCTCCGCTGTCACCTACCATTTCCCAGCATTGTTCCCAGAATGCTCTACTGTGTACTCTACCTTTGCTCTCGCTTGTAACATTGTCCTGATGAATCAAAACCTTAGCCTGTTCAACAAGCCGTTGATGCACTTCGCTACTATCTGGGCGCGTGTAGTTTGTTAGCTCATCCTCTGCGAAACCACGATACAGACGCGACAAGTCACCCATACGCCTCTTGATGATCTCTTTCGTTATGCTACAGCCTTTCTTGTAGTCACTCCGCAATTGCTCTAAAGCTAGATACAGAGCATCACCAATGACCTCCATGTCCGCTCTCGTTAGCGTAATAGTTTCCTCTGTGGTGAGCAACTCAGTGTGAAAGGTATCAACCTCGTGACTGCACTTGTTACATCGGTGCTTCTTGTAGCTCTCTTCAGTTGTTTCAACAAACATTCGTTTCTCCTTCTCATAACGCACAAAACCCGCCGTGAAGCGGGTCTGGTGCTCTGTTCCGTTACCAAGCCCGCCGTTAAGCAGCGGGCCGTTCAATTGTTTTAAGCTCTATTCCGTAATCAGTAAAGACATATTTCTTTACGAACAGGACATTCGGGCTAAGAAAGCAGCATCTGAGCTTGTCTTGGTCTCGCTCTAAGTCGTAAACCCAATCAACAAACTCTAAGTCTTGGTGTTCAGCCGCAAGCACCTTCTTGGTGTAGTCAAGATTCGGAACATCTGGTGAGTTTGGATGTCCTACTATCTTACAGTGAACCGCTTGATAATCGCCGTCAGATTTTTTGCAGAGTGCTGTTAATACGTTGCTCATCGGTTTTTTTCTCCTCTTAGAAATTGACTTATCGCTCTTGGTAATCGTTTGGAAAGTCTCGAATGAAACTTTTGATAAGCCTCACGCGCCACTGCAATTGTTCACCGTTAAGCGAGCTGAGGTATTCACGATTCATCGTTTTCTTAATTAAAGGAACGACATGATCGTTTTTTAAGCAATATTCAATAGCAGATTCTCGGTCAAAGTTCTGTGTTAAGGTCATTCGTTTTTCTCCTAAAGGAGCAGCACCGCGCCGCTCTATGGTTCCCATTCTACTGGCATCTCACACAGAGTCAACACTTTTTCACACTTCAGGCAAAATAAGTCAAAAAGCCCGTAGCGTGGGCCAGCCGGTCAGATCACAAGCACGAATGTTTCTCAGCTAGGTGAGATGGAGTCGCTTGCTCTGACAGCAGGTGTTTTCTGGGACACAACCAACAAAAACCCAACGCACCGCCTGCTGACGCTCATTTGTCACGCCTGTGGGCGTAACGTATGTTCCTCGAAGTAATCCATCTTACAGCCTCTGGGAGCGGCTCCTTTACTACCTGCTTGAGACCATTGGGCGCACAGCTCATAGCCTCAATGTACTTGTGGTAGGCCCAGCCGTGCTTGTAGTTCTGCTGCTTGGCGTACCACAGGAAGCTGCTGTACCACGCCTGCTTGTCCTCTTTTGTCAGTGTGGCTCTTCTCTGGGCCGCTGGTGACATATTCTTAGCCTTCACCAGCATCTCGCCATTATCCTTGAGAACAGGCACATCGCTAGGAAGAACGTGCCCACAAGCCTTGCAGCGCCTGCCTGTCATAGCACTACGGCATACTGGGCAAGGTCGGACTATTGGCTCGCGCTCTTCCTGCTTGGTCTGCTTCTTCTCATCAAATCTGCGATCACCTGAGTCCAGCTCATGCGGGATGATATCCTCTGGAAAGCAATTGAAATGCTCCAGATTGCCAGCGTGATCAAGCACTATGGCCTTATCTTTGCCGGGATGTATCCTCCAGCACCTGCCTATCCTCTGCACCCACGCTATGCGGCTCTTGGTCTTGTAGGCATCCACGATAATAGAAATTCCAGTATCGTCAAATCCGGTATTTGTTAGCTTGGAATTGACCAGAATCTTGTAGTCTCCGCGCTTGAAGTCCTCAAAGATGTAGTTCTGTAGCTCACGATCCATATAACCATCAACGTGTACGGCTATCTCAGAGCCGATCTCAGAGTTAAAACGCTCAACTAGGCTCTTGCTATAGGCTATGGATGGAGCGAAGCACAGAGCGCGTCTGGTGAGGCCGTTGCTATGCTTGACGTAGTTCTGCACGATATCGCCAGCCAACGTGTCATCATCCAGCATCTTCTGGCCCAGAGCCTTCGGATCATAGTCACTACCGCCAGTGCTGAGCGCCTTTGTCTTGATGCCAGATGCGTCAACTGACCTACCAACGTAATACTCTGTAGGAGTTAACCATTGATCATTGATCAAGTCTCTCGGAGTGCAAGTCACGATCAGGTCATCGTACAAGCCTTCAGCGGCCATGCCTTTGCTGTACGGCGTAGCTGATAGGCCAATCCACGGGATGCCGTCTAAGCGCCTCATAAGCTCTGTCACGCCTTTGTAGAGCGTGTGGCACTCATCTACTACCGCAATGTCAAAACTGAACCTCTTGCGCCTGAGAGCTGTCTGGATGCTTATGATCTGTATACGTTTGTTCGGGTCATAGCGCGGATCATCGCCTTGCATCACGCTGTAGCTGGCTCCCAGACTGTCAAACACATCGGTTGTCTGACTCAGCAGCTTCAGGCGATCCACAAAGAACACAGCCCGGTAGTCTGGGTTGTGGCGATTCTTCTCCACAGCGTTCATCAGGATGTAAGCCGCGATGTGCGTCTTGCCCATACTACACGGCGCTGCCAGCACTGGCCTCTTGTGGCCTGACCGCAAGCTGGCGCGTAGTGCGTCAACTGCGGTCTTCTGGTGTGGCCTCAGCTCAATCGACACAGTAGCTACCGCATCTGTAGGTTGGCTTCCACGGCTCGCAGTTCTCAGCTCCTGCTGGGATACCAACGTACTCGTGGCCTGTGGCCTCCCAGCGGTGACGCTCATCGCACAGCTCGTCCTGATAGTCCATGTTGCTTGCGAAGGCGAAGAGCGCAAGCAGGACAAAGCCTGCCGCGCTGTACTTGATTCTCTCTGCTCTAGTCATTACAGGCTCCTCGCAATCTTTGTGATCTCTGCGCGGGTCATCTCATCAATAGCTTCCTGCATCATAGCTCTAAGAGCTTGAGCGCTGTCAAGCGAGCCGCTATTCATGAATGACATGAGAGCATTGGTAATGTCTGCTGAGTCAGCGCAAAGCTCAAATCCTGCGTACAGCACATTGTGAGCAGCGTCTGTATTCTCTGGGTGAGTGAGCTGATCCTGAATGTCCTCAAACAGTTGTCGATCAAGGACATCAAAGTCAACGTCACCGTCAACTGTAGCTCGTCGGATTTCTTCGTAGGTTGAAGTTGTAAAGACATCTAACATTCGCGTTCTCCGTAAAAGGAGCCGCACCGCGCAGCTCCATGATTCTCATTATGCACAACTGCTGCACCGATGCAACACCTATATTCTTTCTAGACTCGAACAGTGATTCGGGCGCTGACAACTTCTTGCTTCTTGGTGTGAGCGCTGATGAATTGTGGTGACAGCTTGAGCTTGACCGCTTTCATGTCCAGCGTCTTACGCTCTGCTACGGATACTGTCAGGATGCCGTTGTTACCTTTGTACTTGCCAGCACCTGCTTTTTTGAAGTCAGCGATCAGAGACTGCTGGACAGCTTTCAGGCCAGCGATCTGAGCTTCTAATTCTACGATTCGGTCTATCTGTTGAGCTTGTGACATTCGTTTATCCTCGGTTATGTTGAACGATGTAAGGATTCTGAAGCAATCATTACACCGTGTCAACACATATTTTACACTTTTCTGGGCGAAAATGTCATTTAGATGCTTTGGGACACCAGTAGTCATATCAGAGCGTGGTACGAGAGATTAAGATTGCAAGAACGCCTTCACCAATCCGTGGTCGCCGCGTCTAGCGCCATTCATGTCCGCTGAGCTTGTTTGCCGCCTTCGCTTCGCTGGTCAGGCGCGGTCGCATCAAACCCGCTAATGTCTCGTGTTCCGGCCTACAAAGCTCGCCGTAAGCATGATCCTTGAGTTTCGGTCAGGATTTACCACACCGGCCTTACAGAATACTGAAAGGCTCATATTATGTCTACGGACAAAACAGCAAAATATTTAGGCATTTTTGTCCGTGACTTTGTGTTAATATTGTGTTGTGCGGTCTTCGTGCTAACAAAACAGCACCTAGCACCCGTCAGCTAGCGGATGTGTCCGCAAAACCCGCAAGTCTCGAATCCGGCTGATCGCACTCCTCTTCACCTGTTGACACGCCTGTCACACTCGCTTACACTCGCCTTTCCTTTTACACACCTTGACGGGATAACTTATGGAAAACATTGAGTTTTGGAAGTCCTTTGCGAAATGCAGAGGCAAGTTTGCTACGCCAGAAAAAGATCAAGTCAACAAGCACACCAAGCAGAAATACTGGTCTGTAGCGGTGCTGAACGATGCAGCGCGGGACTGTTTCGGTGATGAAATCGTGTACTACTTCACCGATGTCAACGCCGAGGATCAGGTAGGCTGCACTATTACGCTGATTCATCTGAAGAGCGGTCAGTCACATTCCCAGCTCACGCTAGTCGATAAGGTAAAGAAGACTGAGCAAGGCTGCGGCACTGGCTACACCTACGCCAAGCGCTACTGCCTGATGGGCCTGTTCGCTCTGGGCGATCCTGAGAACGATAATGACGCGCAGCACGAAGAAGAGCCTGCCGAGACCGCCAATATAGACAGCATCAAGGCTGACTGCGAGAAGGCTGGCATGAACCTAGAATCTTGCCTGCGGTCTGTAAAGGCTAACAACTGGAATCTGAGCGACAAGCAAATAGCTCAGCTCAGGAAGATCATCAAGGAGCGTGAGGAGCTGTCTCAGCAGGATTCTTTCCTATGAGACACTTTTACCACGAACAAGGCTCTGAAGAATGGTTGAGAAGCAGATGCGGCTTTATCACCGCATCCAACTTCTCAAAGCTCGTAACGACTCAAGGAGCGAAGTCTAAACAAGCTGACACCTATCTTAACGCCGTGATTGCTGAGCGTGAAGTGCCGATACCAATCGACACCTACAAAAGCGCTGCAATGCAGGAAGGCAACGATCTCGAAGATCAGGCCCGCTCTACCTTTGAGCTGCTGCACGATGTCAGCATCAAGCAGGTTGGTTTGGTAGCTCTGGACGATCACGATGTTGGATGCTCACCAGACGGCCTCTGGGCTGATACAGGCATCGAAATCAAATGCCCACAGCGGAGTACGCATATAGGCTACAGGCGCTCTGGCAGGCTTCCTAGCGCCTATTTCCAGCAGGTGCAAGGCACTATGTGGATAATGGAGCTAGATCATTACTGGTTTTTTTCATTCAGACCGGAACACAAACCTTTCATCATCAAGGTAGAACGTGACGATGAATGGATAGATAAAGCGTCTAAGATAATCATCGAGGCCGCACAATTAGTAGATTCAGAAACAAGGAGACTGATAGATGGTTAAATTCAAAAATAAGGAATGGGTACAACTCGCCGGGATTAACAAGTCAAAATATGACGATGACCAGTATTACGCCAGCATCAAAGAGGAAGACATGAAGGCTTTGTTTGAAGCTGTTAACTCGGGTCAGATCGGAAAGAGCGAGTACGGGTATGACCTGAAAGGCTGGCTCAATACTAACAGCAAGACAGGCGCTAAGTTTATTTCGTTGAAATGGGAGCGTGTGGCAAGCGAAAAGCCCGATGACGTTTCACATGAAACAAAAGAAGATTACTCGGATATACCATTCTAATGAAAGTTGTAGAGTTTGAGAAAGCTGAGCGCCAGATCAAGAACCAAGCTGTCAGAGCCTTTGTTGATATGGGCTACTCGCAGGCCATTGAGTTTGAGGATTACGATGAAATGCGGAGAGCCTATTGGTCAATCAAAGGCTGGCTGCGCGGCAAGGATATTACCTTCGACGTTCAGCAAGTCACCAATGGAGGCTTTCATATCGTGAAGGTGCGTAAGAGTGCCGAGTGAAACTCCCAGAGCAAAGGCATTACGGTTGCTTCAGCAGCTCGTCAGGATGAAGGCTGCTGATGACAACGGTATGGCTAGATGCGTGTCGTGCAACAAGCTGGTGCATTACAAGGATGCAGATGGAGGCCATTGGCTACCAAAAGGCGCAAGCAGTCGCTGGGCGCTTGAAGAATGCAATGTGCATTTACAATGCAAAGGTTGTAATGGGTTTGGCATGAAGCACGGCACTGCATCACAAGCCTACACGCTGCACATGATCGATATGTACGGCAAAGATCATGTTGATCACATGATTGCTACAAAGAACCAAGTCCACAAGCTCTACAAGGCTGATTATGATGACATGATCAAAGACTTCAGAGCGCAAATCAAAGAACAGGAGAAGAGGCTGAAATGACGGGTCAGCATTGGATTATAAACAGCGAACATACGCTAGAGATGTTCAAGCAACATATTGATGAGTGCTACCGCAAGGATAAGTATCTTGTCATGCAATGGAAGACGGGAAAGCAGCGTAGCGTCAAGCAGAACAGCTCATTACACCTTTGGTGCGAGCAGCTTGCAGATGCGCTGAATGAGAAGAACCTAGACGTAAAGACAGTGATGGAACACAAGAAAGAAATACCGTGGACAAAATACGCTGTCAAAGACTACCTATTCAAGCCAGTGCTAAAAACACTGACAGACCAAGAAAGCTCAGCAGATGCCAACAAGATAGACTACATCAAGGTCTATGACATCCTGAACAAGTACCTCGGAGAGAAGCTAGGCATCCACATACCGTGGCCTTCGCATGAAAGCGATCTTTGAGATACCTGACATCTGGTACGACATCGCTGAAGACACTCCAGAAACGCTCAACAGCCGCAGTATTAACAAGCACAGTAAGGTAGTAGGCACTATCGGAGAGCTTGCTGTGGCTGAGCTGCTGGCCTGCTATGACGTACCGTACAGTTTTGTAGACGGGTTTGATTATGACTTTCTAGTGGGAAACTGCCGGATTGATGTCAAAACCAACGCTCCGAAGTATGTACCTCATGCAGATAGCAGAGTCTTGCTGACAGATTACCAGCGTCACCAGAAGTGCGATCATTACATATTCACCGTGGTGAACATCCTAGACAACACCTGCACCGTTATGGGTCACTGCTCTAAAGAGTGGTTCTGGTCTACCGATCTAGCTATAGAGCGCAAGCGTGGTGAAAAAATAACCAACACAGCAGTCAAAGAAGATGCTAGGCTAGTCAAGTACAAGCATCTGTCTGACATCGAAGAGGCAAAAAAATGGAAGGCATTAGCTTTATTTTAAAGAATCCAGAAGACTGCGAGGAATGGCTTCAGAAGGCTCCTCACAAATTTAGTAGCCGTGATCTCAACTACATAGCTACGCTGGCTTGGAATTTGTCGCACTTAGAGGACTTTGTGTTCGGTGATGAAACTCGGAGCAAAGAGTTCTTTAAGTATATGCAAGAAACTGACCACTACGGATCAGAGCTGCACTAA